AAGTCAGCTGGAGTTGGCACTGTAAAGCCACTATCCATACTGTAAGTTGACTGCTGTAATGTCTGTCTTAGTCTTAAATCTCTATTTAAGCGTTTCTCAGCTAGTGATACAAACATTGGAATTTTGTCGTTTAAATCACTTCTAGCCAGATAATCAGCTATATTAGTCTTTAAGTTGTCATACGAAGTAAATGCGGGCATTATAATGTTCCTGGTTTTGTTCTGAAGTATAAGTTTTTAGGGTCGTTAAGAAAAGCAAAGAATCGCTTTTGGTCTAACACTTGAAAACCTTTCATTATCCCCTCTTTATTTAACTTGTCTATTGCTGCAAATGGTATACTGGCTACTTTATTACCAAACAATTGGTCTGACCATTTAGTTTCAGCATTATTGTATTCTTTTTTGTTTTGTTCTATTAGAGCATCTACATTCTGCTCTTGTTCTATTGTAATTTCATCCTTATCATTAAGACCAACACTTGTTGTCTTATTATTCCAATCTTTAAATTTTTTCATATTCTTCCCTGTAAAGGTAATGCCCTCCGAAGAGGGCGATTACTTGACTTATGTTAAGTCCTTAATTACTGCGTGAGCTTTTTCGTTTTTAACAACGAGTGTATACTCAACATTCATTAAGTGCTTCTCTGAGTCACCCATTTTAGCTAGTTTAGTCTTCTTGAATGGTCTTAAGTATGCTACTGAAGCCATTGAAGGGTCTAACACGTATGAGATTTCATCAGATAAGAATCTATCAGGAACTACTGATAAAGTGCCAAAGTCTGATAAATATACATCAGCTGCACCAATAATTGTAGTTGGTGATGATTTAGGAGCTTGATAACGCTGTTCAGCAATACCAGCAAAAGTAGAAACTACTTGTTTATTAGCTGGAGATACTAATAGCATTGATGGTTCGCCACCTTCTGTATATGCTTTTAATACTGCTTCTTTTAGCATATCTTCAGTCATCTCAGCACCAGCTGTATCAGCAGTGTTAGTTGTAATCCATGAACCTAAACCACCTAATTTACGAGGTGTTGATGAACTTCCAGCAGATTGTGCTTGGTCAGACAATAGGATAGACTCCATGTCACGCTTGATTTCAGCAGATGCTTTTGCTAGTTGATAAGCTGTTTCTGTAGAACGACCAGCTTTGTCTACTACGTCATCAGTTACAGACACTTGAACTACTTTATCAGAAATCTGAGTGTAGTTACCAACACGCTCTGTAGGAGTCAGAGTTGGTGATACCGCATCTGCACCCTCAACTTGTGCGTTGTCTAAGTTTACCGCTGCTAGTGCATCTGTTTGCCATTCATGGTATGTGTTTTTAGCTTTAGTTCTGCCAACAGTTGACATGAAAGGTGTTGTTGTAGGAGAGATATCATATATCGCATCCTGTAAGTCTTCACGAATACCAACGGTATCGTACGTTTTATATGTTGCCATTTTGTTTCCTCATTTTAAATAAAGTTTTTGAATACGTCTACCGCATCAGTTAACTTACCTGATGACTTTAAACGCTTTTTCTGTTTAGTATAGGTATCTGAATTAATGACCTTTTTACCTTTCTTAGCCATCTTAGGGGCATTAGTTAGTTTCTTTGTAACGCCTGCTTTAGATTGCTGTAGTTTATCGTATTCCATAGCTTTCTGTAGTATTAGTACATGCCTATGGTCATAAACTTGTGATAATTCTTGGTCGCTAAACCCTACACTCTTCCCAAAATTACGAATATCACTCTTGATTTGTTCGGCTTTCTTTGGGTCAGAAAATTCCTTTACTTTTTCAGATAACAATTTAGCCTCATTCTGCACGACTGCATGTTGTTGCTGAGCTTGGTAAGCTTGTTGCTGTTGCTGCACTTTAGCTCTTTCTTGTCGTAACAAATTAATCTTTTTGTTTGTTTCTGTTTGTTCCGCTACCTTAATAGCGTATTGTATTGGGTCATTTTCTTTTAATTCTTCGAGATTTACCTGTTCATTGTCGGACATTAAAAACTGTTCGACCTGGGCTAATCTCTGAGCGTATTCCTCTTTTATCTGCATAGCCTGCTGCACTTCATGGGCGTGTGCTTCTACCTTTTTGCGTGCTTCAGCTAATGTTTGAGATTTTTTGGTATAATCTTCGCCTTTTTGATAACCACTTACAAGCTCGTCTAGGGTGACATCTTTCTCTTCACCACCAGCTTTAACTCGGTAAGTTTTGCGTTCCTCTACCTCAACATCGTCTTCATTAGTATCGTCTGGTTCATCCTCTTCGGATTCCTCTTCTACTTCTTCGGACTCTGTTTCTTCAGCAGTTTCCTCAACTGCTTCCTCATCCTCTTGTTCATTAGTTACCTCTGGTTCATCTTGGTTTGATTCCTGGGACTCTAATGCTTTAGCGAATGTCTCAACTGCATCTACTTGAGTTTCAACTACTTCATTAGAAGTGTCATTGATTTGCTCTGTCATAATTCTTCCTTATAATGTGCTATTTAACGATAGCTCGTTTTAGGGTATGCTACCCTATCTATTCATAATTAAAGTTGCACCACGGGCCTTATATGAGCTCCTAGAGGCATTCTTACCTCTTTGTTCTATTTAGTGCATCTAATCTCATTTGTTCTAATTTGTCTTTATGGCTTTGTTCTATGATAGCAGCCTTTCTTCTTTCTAAGTCAGCTATCCTTTTAGCCTTTATTCTTTTAGCTTCTAAGTCTCTATTTCTTTGAATTGTATGTTTATATCTTGCATAATCAAGGTTATAATCACCTGCTTCATTAATATCTGAAGGCCAGTCTTTAAGTCTTGTTAATGGGTTTTGGAAGGTGTATTCGTTAGCTCTTCTAGCCTTAGTCCAATCTACGTTATCTTTAAACATCTGAACTTGCTTAGAGCCAGGTGTTATATGGCCTAACAATCCATTATCTAGCCTTTGATGTAAGATGTGGTAGTTATCACCCTGAATCCAGCTACCATATTTATCATATTTTGTGCTATCATGTAATAATGAGTTTCTTACATTACTCACCTGCTGAGGATATTTAGCTGCATTAAAGGCTTCCTGTATATTTCCAAACCAAACAGGCGGAGTACCTCTGCCATGAATAGTTACATCTACACCACCTGTAGGTAGCGGAACAAGAGGTTCTATTTCATCTACACTAATTAAACCACTCAATCTATTAGCATTTGCTTTTGTTTGAGGGACATTTGTTCCCATATTTAACTTACTTTCAAACATTTTAAACATGTCAGCCATGTCTATGATTTTCTTAACATTAATAGCCATAACTTAACTCTCTTAATGCTTTAGCAGTAGCTTCCATTCTTTTCTTGATACCTCGTGCTGTGTCTGGGTCTCTATATTCATCATTGTCTAAGAACTCTTTACTTGCTTCTTTGTACTTACCTTCATTAATAAGGGCAATAGTTTTAGGGCTTCCAGATAAACTGCCTCTGTACCAAGAGCCAAACATGTGTTGTCTAGCTTCTAAAGGCATATCATCAAAACCAGGAATCTTTTTGTTTATTGCATCAATTCTTGTGTTTATGTCTTCTTCTAAGTACTCATCAGCTTGTGCTTGAGTAATAGTATCGCCTTCATTAGCACCGTAACGACCATAGCCTATAGAAAAGCCATCTGCATCAGGATAAGCTGTTAAACGCTTACCTTCTTTTTCTTTAATAAAGTCTCTGTAATCATCCGCTCTATTTAGGTTCTTTTGCAGTAAACTTGGTGGTACGTCTCCAGCCACCATGTTGCTAATCCTATTGTAATTGCCAGAGTTAGCTTGGCTTGTTACTTTTTTGAGATTAAACCCTCTTCTTTTAAATATTCATACGGGTCTATACCGTACTTTTCAAACAATTCTCTTTTAACTGAGTCTGGTACATCTTCATTCATTATTTGCTCAACAATAGTTGCTCTTTGCTGTTTTAATTGAGCATCTGGAGAATTAAACCCTACCTCTTCACCGCCTGCATATGCAGTATTATCTACAGCACTACCTTCTGGACCAGAGAATAAATCTAAAATACTTTGACCAATAACTCCAGGAATATCTGTAAATCCACCAGAATTTTTAGGCACAATTTTGTTTGTATCATACTGCTGAAGTAAATTTACTTCTGAACCATCACCGATGCTACTCATGCCTGAACGGTCAATATACTCTGGATAGTTTCTTGCTGCATCTGCTTCTGCATTAGCCTTTTCTCTTTGTTTTTTTAATTCCTCTGCTTTTACTTCTGCGTTATTATCTGCTATTGTTGCTCCACCACCATTTGGCTGCACTGGTCCTACTAATTCTGTTGGTCCACCTA